GGCGGCATTTGCCATATAATCTGGTGCTACTGGCATATTAGATCCTAACTGTAATCTCTATCCATTGTGCCATAATAAGTAGTGCCATCATAAAATATACTTAAGATATCAATTTCACCATTAACTGCACTTAAAGCCTTATCTGCACCTTTAAATTTAAATGTGCTGGTTAGTAGATTTGTGCCGGCTGTGTTATTTGTAATAATTAATTTATAACTGCTACCTGCTGTTGCATTTGGTATACTGTTTAAAGTTATACCACCGGTTGTTGTGACTGTAAACACACTTGCGTTACTGGCGTTTAAGGCTGCCAATGCGGCTAAATCACCACTTTGTGAACCCAATGCTACCACTGTTTCACTGAATGCTGTTAAATGAGTATGTCCACTTACTGTTAAGTTTGCATCAAATGTTTCATCGACTTTGGTGTCTGCTAAATCACTGAATGGTATAAAAGCACCACTATCATAGTTGGCTCCAGCATTGCTTACAACGTTATCTACCCAACCCATTTTCATTGAGTAATCTGTGTTGCCGTCCCTGTCTTTTCTACTTGCAACAATACTACCTACTTCACAACCTGCAACTGTGCCGTCGCCTGTTGCGGCACCACCACTTAGGTCTGCTGTGAATCTAGTATTTGTATTGTTGTTTGCCGCACCTACCAGTGTGAAGTTTGTTGTGCCTGCAGACACAATCCTGTATTCTACTCCATCTACTAAATCTGGAGCATTGACTATGTCTATGGCACCTAAACCAAAGTTAATTCTAACGTTAGACGGTGTTGTGTCAGCATTGTAAGTGCTAAATCCATCATCTTGGTCTGCACCCAAATACAAATATCTACCACCTAAGTCTAGACTTTGGTCAACACTTAATCTACCGCCAACTGCTAAACTTTCTGACCCGTGTCCTAAGAAACTGTTGATATATGGTGCATTTGTGTCATCACCAACTACCAATCTAGTTCCACTGTCTACTGGTGTTCCACCACTGTTGAATGTTCCTGGCACAATAGTAACACTTGTTCCAAAAAATACTGGTGTTCCTGTTTCTGTTCCTAGTGTTAAAACATTACCAGTTGAATAAATTGTTTCAGTTCTTGTTTCGTTTGATAAAACAGTATCAGTTGTTGCTACATTGCCTGTTAAGTTTGTTATAGCACCTGTGTAATCTGCTATGGCGGCATTTGCTGTGTCAGTGAAGTCTGCACTTACGGCTTGATTACTGCCATTACCAATAAAGATGTTGCCATCATTCAAGTTAGGTGTAGCATTTGTTCTACCTGCACCACCCACTTTGATAACTCCGTTACTTGCCGCAACTCTTACTACTCTACCTATATTTTGAACCAATGTGCCTTCCCCTGTGGGAGGAACATTTGCTAAAACACCTGGAGTTGTGCTTACATAAAGGGTATCACCTAATGTATAACCTGATGTGTCTACAGGCGCACCACCTGAACCATACAAATTACCAAATGTTACTACTTGTCCACTACCACCACTGGTTATATCTGCTAACACCAATCCGAAGGCTGCCATTTTGGCTGGATCTGATGCATCTGCTTTGCTTACTATGGTGTTATCACCTGCGGCGCCTGATATGTAAACAACATTACCTTTTGATAAGTCTTCACCTGCTTGAACCGTAAATCTCACAGCACCATCTAAATCACCTTTTATTTCATAATCACTTTCAGGCCAATTTTCTAATGTGATATCACCTGCAATTAATTGAGGTCCATTTACAATTAAATTACCACTTACTGTTAAGTTTGCATCAAATGTTTCATCTACTTTTGTATCTGCTAAATCTTTGAATGGTATAAATGCACCACTATCATAGTTGTCGCCGTCAGTGTCAATTTGATTATCCACCCAACCCATATTCATTGAGTAATCTAGAACACCATTTCTGTCTCTTCTACTTGCTACAATACTGCCTATTTGTGAGGCCTTCACTGTGCCGTCGCCTGTTGCGGCTCCGCCACTTAGGTCTGCTGTGAATGTTGTATTTGGATTACTATCTGCCGCACCTACCAGTGTGAAATCTGTGGTTCCTGTTGTTGCAATTCTGTAGAATGCTCCGTCAATTAAGTCTGGGGCATCTACTGTTTCTATAGCACCTAATCCAAAGTTTATTCTAACGTTGCCTGGAGATGTTGGAGCATTATATGTGCTGAATCCACCCTGTCCGTCTGCGTTTAGATATAAGTATCTACCACCTAAGTCTAAACTTTGGTTTACACTTAATCTACCACCAACTGCTAAACTTTGTGATTGATGTCCACCCAAGAACTTTAGGTATGGTGAATTACTGTCATCACCTATTCTTAATCTTGTTCCACTATCACCGTCAGTTCCTAAGAATCTAAAGTTACCCGGAACTATACTGATGTTTGATCCAAATGCAACTGGTGTTCCTGTTTCTGTTCCCAACACCATAGTGTTACCTACACTATATATCAGTTCAGTTCTTGTTTCTGCTTGAGTAATTTTGTTTGTTGCATTTACATTGCCGGCACTGATGTTGCCTGTTGTGGTTATTGTGTTTGATCCATAACCATTTTGCAAGAAGTTGGTTACTTGAACATTACCGTAATCACTTAATCCTGCGTCTGCTGGTGTGAATGTTAATACACCTGTGCCATTATCATAACTTAATGAACCATCGCCACTAGGTGAATTTGTTGTAACACTTATTGCGGCTCTACTCAAAGAGTCTGCATAATATAAGTTAGTGCTACCTTCTGTTAAATCATCAGTTGTTTTGGTTGCAAAGTCTGTGTCGAACAAACTGGTTGCATAATATAAATTTGTGCTACCTTCAGTTAAGTCATCAGTTGTTTTGTCTGCTAATCTATCATCAAATGCTGTATTGGCTCTTGCTGTTGTAAAGAATAAATTACCATTTTCTTGTAAATCACCTGTATCTAATACAACTACACCAGTTTGACTGTTTACACTTGTTACTGCATCTGCTGGTATATCACCACTGCCGATTAAATCAACATATGTGCTACCATCATTGCTAAACTGCCATTTGTCTGTGCTTTCATTCCAACGTATGGCAGTATTTGTGCCACCACCTGTGCCACTTCTATCTACAATTATACTACTGGTTTGTGCTGATGCATTACCATAGTTAAGTGTGATTGTTTGGTCTTGAACCAATAAATCTTCTACTTCTCTGTAGTTGATATTGCCTGTAACTTCTAAATTACCTGTGAGATACATATCTCCTGCTCTATCAACTCGCATAACTTCTGTTGCTACGGCTGTGTTTGCATTGCCATAACTAACTTTGAAATAGTTTGCTGTATCACTAGCACCATTGTTGTTGTTGTCAAACACCATATGAATATCTGATAACGAACTTAGTGATATAGAATTATCATTGTCTGCGGCAGGATCGAATCTATCATCGTCCAGCAACAAGTAATTACTACCATTTCCAATGTTTGCTGTGGCATTAGTTTCTAGATATGTTCTAACTTGTGCATTTGTTAGTGATGTAAAATCGAAATCGATTAAACGTTGATTATAATTAACTTGTATTACACCGTCACTGTTGAATGTTACATCATTTGTTCCGCCGGTATGTGTAAAGGTGCTAGGTGTAATTACTTTACCTACTGCCATTTTTCTAGTTAAGGAATTTTGTGTATCTGTTAATCCTATTTGATTTGTTGGAAATATTGGTTTTGTATAACCTAATTCTATGGGAGCCGCATACAACACATTGCCGGCTCCAAATATAACATCTTCTACATCTGCATAATTGTCTTCTGAATATTTAAATATTTCTGTTGAAGCATTTGACCCTGCTACATTGTTTACGTTTACTTGTAATCCATCTACGTCTGCATTACCCAATATACCACCGTCTGCTGTTTGTTGCGGACCATAGAATCCTATATCTGTATACACTGGTGTAGGCTGAACTACATATGCTAACCAACTGCTGTTTGCTGTTGCTGGAGCATCAATATTGATTGTGCCTAACCCTGTGGTAGCCCAAGTTGTGGGACTATTGCCAGGTGCCCAATAACGCCAAATTCCTCCACTATCTTGTAAAACAATTTTGTATACACTACTTGCACCTGATCCAAATACGGCAGTATTTGACCCTGCCAATGTTACATCACTAAAGTTTTCTGTAAAGACTGTGTTTATGGTTTTGTTATTTATTGTGTTGTTTACTCTACCGATCCAAATACCGTGTTCACCACTGCCTATACTACCTGCACTACCACCACTACTGCTGTATGTTACATTTGCATTTGCACTGGTCAACGTTCTTGTGCCAAAACTCATTGCAGATATATTTCCGGTATCTACACTGTCAATGGCAAAATATGCTCTTTGTTCTTTGAAATTTGAGCCTGAATTTTTGAGATAATATGCAGGTGATACTGTTGCAACGTTTTCTATGTTGCCTTTGGTAATAATCTGTCTAACAAAAGCATTTCCACCCACACTAGGACCCAATATACCTACTGGTGTGCCCAATACAGGATCTGCTTGTCCTCTGATTGCTGAATTACTCAGTGTTCTATCGTCTACAACACCTTGCACTTCTGGATATCCACCCACAATGTTACCACTGAGGTAAACAGCACAATTACCTGCTGGTAAACTGGCTAAGTTTGCTGTATAAGTTGTGCCTAATCCATAGTCCACGGCTGTTTGATAAGTTCTTGTGCCTGCGTATGCTGTAAAAGTTTCTGGTATTAAATCTTTTGTGTCAAATTCGCCATCGGTTTTTGTTAAACCACCTGTAATAATGTTGCCACTGTCTTTGTAATCTGCTACAGTGAATAAACCTTGCACTTCATTATTGTTCAGAGAAACAACGTCTGGATCTACAGTTATACCATAACCACCGCCAACGTTGAGTGTTACATCACCACTTGATCCACCGCCAGTTAGACCTGCTCCTGCTGTGACACTGGATATGTCACCTACTTCTGTTATACTCAATACACCACTAGTGCTGTTGTAACTTAAAGGTGCTGTTGCACTTATACTTTGTCTTGCTTTTGCTGTTGTGAAGTATTCATTTGTTGAACCTTCTGTTAAATCGTCTGTTGTTCCTGCACCGTTTAGATATAAATTGGTTGACCCTTCTGTTAAGTCGTCTGTGGTTTTACCTGTGAACAATGCGTCACTATCGATGCCTATGACACCTGTTGAACTGTTGTATTGAATTGGGGAAGTGTTACTTAAATGTGCTCTTACTTCTGTGGCACTTGGACCTGTATAGGTCATTATCCCTGTGTTTGCTGAGTATGAAAAACTGCCGTCTCCACCGTTGTCTACACTACTGAATTGTGCTCTTACTTGGTCAACATTAGCCAATGCGGCTACTGAACTTACTGTTATTGATGAAGTGGTAGATGCTACGTTTACTACACTATTAGATTTTGTTACCGTTATTGCGGGATTTGTAGCCGTTACTGTTACATTAGCCATATTGTCTCCTTAAGATGTTGGTATGGCAGTATATCCTGCTTCTAGGGTTGGGTTTCCTGGTGTTACATCTGGTTCATACCTTTCTAGTATTGCCCATCGATGACTGTTTGTTGTGGGGGGTGTTACATCTGTTGTGGTCCATTTAACACTTACCACACTTATTGGAACTGTGCTTCTTGCATCTGGTATAATGTTACCAGTATATCTTTGTGCTGGGATAGTTATATCCACTGTGCCTAATGGAGCACTTACTACATTGATATTGCCTGCGCCAAAGTCCACGTTTGCAAAATAACCTGTTACAGTTGAATCTGTAAAATTAGGTTCTCCTGTGACTCTGTCATAAGTCAACGTGTCTACCACTAGTGTTTGACTGCTTAATTCGAAACTGTAATTGCTTATGTCGACACCGAAATCGTATCTATATGTTTGTTGTTGGGATGGAACCATTTCTTCTACAATAACGTTGTCCATTCCACCAACGTATTGCTTAAAATCTAATACTCTACCTGACATTTTTTCACTCCTGAGGGAATTGCTGTATACACTGAGGCATATACAACTTTATTGTTATATTTATCTTAATTAGGCTTACTGGGCCAAGTTATGTCTTCTATTGTGGGCCAATTGTCTGCGTTTGTGGGCATATCTCTCAATGCTTGTCTGTATGTTGCCCATTCTGCCTTCTTGCTATCACTTAATGGTGAATCTGCTGTTTGTGTCCAATCACACAATTTAAGTAAGTCTGTTCTTCTCTGTCTCACATATACTTCTATGTTTATTGTTGGTGCTGGTTTAAGTTCTACAAAGTGTGATGCTGAACTTACATTCATTTGATATTTGTTTACATCAGGCACAGTTCCTGGCATAAATGCTATACCCGGATTGTTGTCCAACATCTTTTGTTTGCTGGCTTCTGTCAATCTTAATACACTTTCTATTTTGCCTGTGTCAGTGTGATATAATGTATACTGTTGCATTAAAATACATCTCCTTTATTCAATCTTAACATATCATAACGTAAACTGGCAAATCCTCTGTCTCCAGATGGGTTTGCATCCAGTGTGCTATATCCTTGCAACACAACATTGCCACTAACTGGCACTATATCACTTCGTATATTAATCTTTTTGTTTGCTTCAACTGTGCTGGGTATTGATGAAGAAAATACTTGACCTATACCAAAGAATTCATTTTGCACAAACCCGTTAGCATATTCAATATTTACATTTGCACTTAAGGCTACATCGTGAGTTCCACTAAGTGATCCAATTGGCGAACCTGCCGCAATAAAACTGTATTCTCCAGGTTCAATACCTGCGCCTGCTGTGAAGTCTAGTTCTCTTTTTGTGAACAAGTCTGCATAAGTTGTGCCACTACTTAAATCCAATTTGTCTGCTGGTTTATCTTCTATTTGTCCGCCGGGACTTAAAGGCCCCATATGAAATCTATTAATTTGATTACCGAATTTTTCTGTATTGATATTTAAATTACCATAACCACCTTCCAGTGCAATTGGTAATGGGAAACTGCCTATAGGGTAAACAGGCACTTTTGGCGCACCACTTATGTTTCCGCGAGGCGCATCTAATTGTGCATTAACTGGCATTGTGTAAATATCATCTTCATATTCTAACCCAGTCATTTCAACACCAATCATACCTTGTGCTGTTTCTACTTCTTTTGTTCGCATAATTTTAAACAGTTTGTTGTCGAAACCATACAAGTCATTATCTACTTTCACAATATCACCTATATCTGTTTGCATACCACTATAATCTGTGCTAAACTGAATAACTGTTGCTAATCGACTTTGTTGAAGGTCAACATTTGCTAATCTTTCTGCTCTTATTTTGTCATTGATTAAATCAATTGCGTAATTCAATTGATTATCTGGTTCGTTTGCGTTTCTTTCACCTGCAGGTGTATCGATAACCACAGTATTCATTGCGTCTTTTCTGTTGTCATCTGCAAACTCTACTTTAACACTATTGAACATATTGAACAGTTCTGTTGAACTTATATCCAATTTGCCTACCATATTGTCGTCATTGTAAACTATTGCATTGGCTTGTTCTGCTGGTGTGTATTCTCTGTTAGGTATTGCTTTGAATTTGCCTTGTTTACCGTCATATGCAAAGTATGTGCCACCTGCTTGGCATATCTTGTCAATATTGCTTTTTGTATCACTGAATGTGGTTAATACACCATTAATTTCATAACGTTTGTTTTGTTGTGTGCTACCACCACTGTCTTTGTAATCTATAAGTTGGTCACAGAAACCTCTCATTGCTGAATTGGCTGTGCCCACTATACTGTTTGTATCTATAAGTGTGTTGCTGAATCCTACGCCGTATCTATCATTGTTCAAGTAATCCATTAACACATTACCTGGATTCTTCAAAGTGTTTTCCATTTCAAATGTTATTGGTGGTAAACCTGTTAGTCCATTTTCTGGTGAATAATCAATTTCTATAACTGCAAATACCAAACTGTTTGCGGTGTGTGTTGCTACTTGCCAGTGCGGCACTAGTGTTGTTGCGGCTGTTGTTGATCCTGTGCCACTTGCTGGAAATATAACGTCACTACCTGTGCTACCGCCTTGATATACATTTACTCTCACGTTGCCTGCATAAGTTGTTGCACTTGTTCCGTTAGGATCAAAGTGACTGGTAACACTATTGCCACTGAAAACAAGTCTACTGTCATTTAAGAAAACGTTTGAAACTGTAAAACTACCGGTATCTGTTTCTTCACTTAATGCAACACAATACACCATTGTGTCATTGCTGTTTTTTATTGCGGCATCAAACACAGGACCACTGGTAAATGCTTTACCATACAACACTGGTATTTTGTTTGCTGTATCTGGTGCAAGTGTAATTCTCACTCCAGGATCGTTTGTTTCTCCTGCACTTGGTATTTTAAACATACCTGTTGCTCTGGCCGTTGCATATCCTAACCCTGCGGCAATTGTTCCTACTACAACACTACCTAATAATGCACTACCGCCTATTAAGACTGCACCGGCAGCCGTTACGGTGGCTCCTAAGGCAGTTACGATTGCTGTTGCTATATATGTAAATACTGCCATTATGCGGCTCCTCTAACAAAGTTAGTTTCTATTGGTGTCCATCCTCTTTTTTGCATATTCAAATGGTCTCCCATACCTAACGTTGTAATTGTGTATGCACTGATAATATTTTCATCTACCAGTCGGTCTCCTACACCCACATACTCTTTTAATAATTTTGCACCTGCACTTGATCCTCTGTGTTCTGGATCTACCCACCAGGCAATCTCTCTCATTGACTTTACTTCTGGCAACCACATATCTCCTTGTATCATTGCCAACAACATTCCTACTATTTTATCGTCTTGTTGTGCTACCAAGGCAACACCTTGCTTTCTTATTGCGTCAATAACTCTGTTTGCATAAGTGTCATTGTGTTGTGGTTGTTGCAATCCTGTAAAAGGATTTGCATTTGCAAAGTCAATCATAAAACTTTTTATTGCTTCGTAATCCGTAAATTCTGCTCTTCTAACTATCATTATCTTTCATCTACTATACGTTGTCTGTCACGGCGGCCACCACCGCCTCCACCGCCACCACGGCCTCCACCACCGGCGCCACCACCACCATAGTT